CCTCTTTCAGCCGCCCAGATATCTCCTGGATTCCACTTATCATCTGGCAAAGGTTTAAAGTCGTTGTTTTTGAAAGCAACGTTTTTAGCAGAATAAATTGCTTTCATTAATTTGTCATCGCGGTGAAATGTCATATCACGATCAATGATGTTTTCGCGGATGGCATATTGCGCAGTAAGATATGCAGACGTTTTCCAACCTTCATCGATATTTAAAATATCCTTTAAAGAAGTTTTGCCTACCGAAATGCGCTTAAAGTATTTAGAAAGAATTTCGTCTGTAAAATAATCAACGGGCTTATCATGGCCTTCACCTAGCATCGCCGCCATCCAAAGGCATTGTGCCGATTCACCGACTGCAGTTTGTGCTGTACCACCTCCGGCACCTGCGCCTCCACCGAATTCAGCAGATTTTTTGATATCAGAAGTCGAATAAGTCTTACCATCGAGGCCAACAAATTTAAATGTTTTACTGTCCTTTTTAAACTGTTCAATGGAAGCAAGTACTTCTTCAGTGTTGGCGGCAATAACTGTTCCGCCCTTCATAAGAGTAAGTGGCTCTTGTTTTTTTACCATGTTGGTAAAAATTTCAAGCCGAGAAACACCAACGTTAGGGCCGCCTGAAGCATCCTTTTTTAATTCCGCAGGAGTGAGGTTTGTGGCTTCAGCTACAAACTCCTTAAAGTTAACTATATCAAGCATAGGTTTCGATCATTCTTGTAAGTTCAGAATCAGCAACGTTTACACCAGATTCAATTGCGCCGGCTTGCATGTTTAATGCCCTCGAAAGTTTTCGAAGGTTTGCCGTTTGCTTAGACTTTCCTTTACGTAATAAATCAACGACCTTTTTACGACTTTTCATGTCAAGATCAAGATCACCATCAAGTTTTATTTTATCTACGATTGATTCCATGAAATCGTAAATTTCAATATCGGTGGGATCGATTTCGATCATAAATGCGCGGGTCCTAAGAGCACCATCAGGATCAAGCTTATCTAATTTTAGGTTGGAGATGAAAATAACCTTTCCAGTAAATTCAAAGAAACGTGGAATTTTGCCTTGGTCAATTAATTCCTCGGGGTCATCGTATTCATCGGGTTCAACGACGTTTTTACCCATTTTGTTCCAAACCAATTTTCGTACTTTTTTAGTATCGGTTGCAGCCTTAAAGATGTTTCGTGCTTCTTGGTCCTTTAAGGCATCATCTGAATCATCAAAGAGGATGATATCATTTTGATATCTAAACAAAAGAGAATAGATACCTGCGGCTGATGCCGTACCGGTGTTTTTAAAGTAACCTTTACCATCAGATAATCCACTTGAAGCTAAGACCTTTTCAACGGTAAACGTTTTACCAATACCTCCACGGCCTGCAACAAAGAGCGCATTGGACGCACCGGAGATTGTCATTTTAATAAGGTTTTCCAAATCGCCGAGTTGCTTTTCATATGAAAGCTTTTCCTTTTGTGCCTCTAAATCATCAAGCTGTGAGTTGTAGGAATACTGTTCTTTTGAGGAACCTGCTCTGACAGAACCACGAACAGAACCAATCGCCGTTAAAATCGTATCTCTTTGAGAAAGGAGTTTAGTAATATCTTTTTTCGTTCCTTTCCAGTCGTACTTTCTTCCAACCTTTTGAATAAGTGCCGGATTCTGCGCTTCTAACTCGTCGAAGATTTTAATACCTACTGATTTCCAGACCTTAAATACCTTTTGCTTAGTAAACCCTGGGCTTGTAATAAGACTTACTACGTTTTCATAAGCATCGTTTGGGTCGACGGCTTCTGTTAGAAAGTCACATTCATCATCGCTAAAATCTTCTTTGAGCGATACATCAGTTGGATACGTAATAAAGTATCCCATGGCGATTTTTCCACTTTTAAGGATATCAGCAATTTGTGGTAAAACCTGAACCAAAGAAACATTACGATCAAATGCAATGTGATAATTTGGTCCTGATGTTGTACCATTCCAAAAATCGACTGATGCTAAGTTGGTTGAGTTTGCCGACCCTATTGATTTCCAGTTGAAGCGAACCGATTCAATTTTCGATGCACCGGGTAAATAATATCGGATACCATATCCAGCACCATTTTTGTTTTTGAATGTTTCCATACCCATCGTATGGAACATTGATGTTTTCCCAGTCTTCTTTCTTAAATAGTTTAAAATAAGCTTTGTTGCTTTTTTAAGAGAACCGGTGGCTATGTCTTCGTTTAAGTACGATCTAAATTTACGCATTTCCCATTAAGTTAAGATTATAGATCTATTTATAAAAAATGTTTGTTTAATCATTGACCCATTTAGCGTTTTTATAAGAACTTTGATTAAGCCATTTTGTATATAAATCAGTTTCTTTTTTGTGGGCTTCAATTTCCCAAGGTAAATCATCATAATTTGTTACATTAGTATCATACACAACACCTTTCCACTTTGAAAGGTGCGATGAATTGTAAATGTCCTTTAGCTCGCCGCGGGCCCATTGCTTAACATGAACCAATTCGTGCATTAATGTTTGAATGAGATATGGCTTATTCTGTTTAGAATCAAGATGAATGGTATACTCCCGAGGACGATATGTGCTATCTTCCCAGATACAATCGCCATGATAGCCATCTTCACTTAAAAGATTGCTCTTTAGCTTAATGGTAATTTCAAGTGATTTTACCATGCGGGGCATTAGATGGTTCACGCCCCATAGGCTTGCATCATAAACAAGGTCGCGAACTCGACAACCGGAACCAACTACTGAAACACACATTAGATCTTAAATGCTGAAAAATCTTGATTGGTCGCAACGTTTGTTGACTGCTGAATCTCATCACTCGATAACGTTTGTGCAGAATCTTCAACATCATACAATCTCATTTTTGCTCGATCAATACCAACCACAAATCTTTTGTTTTGAGTAGGATCATTATATCGATTCTTAAGCTGCTTAACCATAAGCTGATTCATTGATTCGAGCTGCTCCGTAGAAATAAGTGCAAGCATTAGGTCGGCCGTTGCTGGCAAACCAAAAGATTCCGACGTGTCTGTAAGTTCGACATCGGTATTACCAAACCCAGAGCGAGTAACTTGTGTCGCTGACCAAATAGGCAAATTGTTTTCAACAGCAAGTCCTCGAAGTTCTTCTGCAATCGCCTTAATAAGAGAGTACGTGTTAACCGAACTACCAAGCCCTTTAATACGAGATGAAGACATAATGTTGAGATAGTCAACAAAAATGACATTAGGACGAAAATCCTTTTTTAATTTGAGTTCATCGAGTAAAGCTCGAAAGTGACCTACGTGGGCCGACGCTGTCGGATATTCTTTAACGATAAGTTTTCCGCGAGTAGCCTTTTTGAGCCCACCAATTTTGGAATTAAAAAGTTGTTCAGGCAACGTCTCCAGTTGGTCAATTGGCACATCAAAAAGATTCGCATCGATTCTTTCAGCAATCCTTTCTTCTGCCATTTCGAGAGTAACATAGAGAACGTTGTATCCAGCGGAGAGATAGGCAGAAGCAAAGTGACACATTGCCAGACTTTTTCCCACACCAGTACCTGCCAAAATAATATTGAGAGTTTTATTCGAAACACCGCCTTTTGTAATGGTGTTAAATAAAGATAAGTCAAAGGGGATTTTATCCTCTTGCTTATGATAGAATTCGAATCGTTGATCTGAGTTTTCAAAATAATCGTGGCCAACATTTGTATCAAATGACACTTGTAATGCCTTAGATAAAATTCCGGGGATAGCACCTTCTGTTAGTTGGGTTTCCTTTCTATCTATGATGCTGATTGATTTAATGATTGCAAGATAGACTGCTCTATTCTTGCACCACTCCTCGGTAGAGTTTAATAGCCATTCTCTATCAACTTTTTCATGGTTATCCAAATCAAGGATAATTTCATGAATATCATTACGATTACCTTTATTTATAAAATCGCTTTTTTGAAATTCAACATCGAGGGCGGCCGATGTCGGCAGCTTGTTGAATTGCGTTAAAAAGCTAAGAATGAGATCATATACAGAACGATATTCATTTTCAAAATATTCTGATTTAATATGAGGTAGAGCCTTTCGGCAAAATTCTTCATCCTTCGTCAGATTCTTGATTATCAGTTTTTGTAGGTTGGTCATCAATATGATTGTCAATTAGAGAAACTAAAACGTCTCCCATAAAGTTTTTAAATGCCTTTGACTTTTCGAGCTTTTTCTTTTTCTTTGGTTTAGGAACTTCGTTAATAATAAAATCAAATTTTACAACGGGCTGATCAGTTGTACCTGTAATTTGTACTTTTCCGTATGTATATATTACACCAGCGTATGGGCCCTTTATGATTTTAAGGGCATAAAGTTCACTATCTCCTTTTTCAACGAATTGAACGTGTTTTTCTACATTAATCTTATTCATCGTTTTCTTGATTATCTAATACTGATTTATACGCCACTTTATAGCGCCTTTCAATTGCCGAAGAAAAGTCTGTTTTATCAAAGATGTTATCCCAGAACTCTTTCTTCAAAGTATCTTTCATACGCACATTTCCTGAAAGCTCTTCGCCAGTTTCAGGATTTTTTGCTTGATACCAACCGTTCTTGGGTTTAATAACATAACCCATTTCAAGTGCAACTTCAGTTAGGCCTGACCATTTCTGAATACCACCTTCCCAAGAAACAGAAATAGGAATCTTTGATTTTTCTTTTACAAAGCGAGACTTTTCTACATTTACTACAAAGTCATACCCTACAACCTCGGTGCCTACTTTATCTTGGCGGCGACCAATAATCCAAACATTATCGGCTGAGTACATTACGCCTGTGCCGCCTGAAACAACCGCTTTAGGGAAAAGACCCTGTTCCATATATGTGTGATTAATTGCAACCAATGGTACATCCTTCAACGTAAGCATTGGTGTGATCATACGAAATAGACCTTTTAGTGCTTTAGCACGAGTCATATCTGCAACTGACTTTTCATTCATGGCATCTTCTACTTCTTTCTTCGAAGCGATGTTACCAACAGAGTCAATAATTACAATGACACGATCTTTACGGTCAATTTCATTAAGCTGATTGACTAAATCGAATTTTAGTTCTTCGATGTTAGTAACAGGTGTATGAAGTACGCGATTTATGTCTACATCAAATGCTTCGAAATAAGATTGCGGTGAACCAAATTCAGAGTCATAAAAAAGTAGTACTGCATCATCGTGTTTTTTCAAATACGCAGATGCCATAAGCAGTGCGAATGATGTTTTGAAGTGTTTACTTGGTCCTGCCAAAACGGTTAGACCCGAAGCCAATCCTCCATCAAGGGAACCTGAAAGAGCGGCATTTACCATTGGCACTGCGGTTGTGGTGAGTTCTTTTTCACCAAATAATTTTGAATCAGCAAGTACATCAGTACCTGTAACTCGACTTGATTTTTTTAGTTTATCTAATAATGACATATCTTTTCTTAACTGTGTATATTATACCATTTATAAGTGCTTTTGTACACTACAAAAAGGCTTCAATTGTTTGTTTGTTTTCTTCAAAATCTGATTCTCTTTTTTTGTTATCGAATATCGCAAATTCAGAAATCTTTGTATCGGTTTTTCCATCAAGCCATTTTAAAATAATTTTCGACATGTCAACGGCGGTTGTGACTGGAACGTTTTGACAAATCATATTGAGATTTTTTCTTCCACCTTGAAGTTGAAAATCCTTTGGCATTTTCATAATTTCTAAACATTCTCGAATAGTAAGATATCGATCTTCGGATGGATGTGTAAGACATGTTGGCATATGCCCAACAAATGCTCCAATGTAACCGCTTGGAATTTCTGTCGTCTTTCTCATAATATTCCCACCCGCTTTAAGCTTTTCATAAATTTGCATACAGCGCGTCGCCTGTTTATCGTAACCATTTTCACCCATCCATTCAGCAACTTGGTTATATTCAATGCCATGCCTTTCTAAATAATCGAGTGGATTGATGCTATGCTCAAGCTTTTGAGAAAATTCTTTATGCGAGATACCACCTTCAATTTCTTCAAGCACATAGCGATAGAATGGATTTTCAGATGGTGTTGATTCATTCGTAAGACGATTCATTGGATCGTCTTCTGAGACGTGTGCATTTAAAATTGTGTCTTCAATTTTTTCGTGTTGACGATGATAAAAATCCATGTAGGGAATCGATTCACCTTTCCAAAAGAAATAGAATGCCCTATCGCGAGTTTGGCTTAGTCCGTGAAGTTTAGATTTAGTCTTATATAGCGACATCGCATAACCATTTTCCTTTGCTATAACACGCAATTTTTCAACGATAGGTTCACCCATTTTTGAAGCAAGACGAGGTGCGTTTTCACCCCAGAAAACCTTTGGCTTAACTTTGCCTAAGACGTATTTTGCAGATTCAACCATCCAATCGTTGGCTTTATTATCTGTCGATGATGATGGACTAAGTGAAGACAATCCTGCGCAAGGACAGGTGGCACCAACTACGTCTACCGATTTAAGAGAAGAAGGGACTTCATTTTCGTCAATTCTATAATATGGTATTGTGTCATTATGATAATCACGATATTGTGAATCATTAGCACCAAAAGGAGAATATGACAAAATGTATTCGGGCTTTTTTCCAAACACCTTTTCCATTCCTAAAGGAAGACCACCGATAAGAGGCACGATTGCCGCGTGGGTGTAGTTTGAATTCATATTAAATGTGTTTTAGTATTTTATTAGTAAGTTCTTTAAACGTATGAGAGGCATCTTGATGTTGACGATAGAATTCGTATGCATCATTTCTCATTTTGTTACGAGTCATATGACATAGACCAACTTCTTTCATTTGATTCCATGCATCTTCAAGATTGTTTTCGTCAAGCCAAATTGTTCCGCTTTCTTCGTGTTCGATAAGCTTTTTGCCGGTTGCGCGGTGTGTACAACGTTCACCATATCGTTTATTGAAAACCGGAATAGTTCCTGTGCAAACTACTTCGCAATGAGTATATTCAATTGAACGGAAAATGTATTCAGGCTTTAAACGTGAAAGTTGATATCCAAACCCAGAAAGAGCCATGCGGTGCAGCATTTCTTCTTGAATGTATGGGCCAAAAACGTGGGCGTTACCTCCATACGATTCAGTAAAATTATAAGATGCAATGTCTTCGGCTAAGCATTCTTCAAATTCTGCAAGTTCACGAAATCCCAAATACGCGGGACTACGTTCGATGCCTTCGTAGGTAGTGAGTTGGGCATTGGGCTTTAAATAATTTTCGACAAATTTAAACATTTCAATGTAGCCTTTCCAAGAAGTGGTACGACCAATCCATTTATGATGTTCAGTATCAATGCGATTCAAATCTTTAACCCAATATTTATTGCGCACTGGTTCAAATGCCATCCCTGGCTGAAAGGAAACAATGGGCGTGCCTTCTTCAGTGCCAAATAACGAGACCTTAGGACCAACCAATTCTTCTGCGTAATTTGCAAATCCATTCGATGGTGAGTGTGCAAAAATAACATTAGCACGTTTAATGGCCTCGTCTAAACACGCATTACGGCGAATACTCGCCATAGCATGGTCGTGTTGAATAAGCGCAATTGGCACCTTTACCTCATCCAATAATCGCTGAAAAGTTTCCTTTGCTGCATCTGGGGCGCTCAATGGAGGTAAACTGTTAATGATAACGAAGTCTTTTTCGTTACACTCTCGAATCATGTTTGACGCAAGTTCTTTATCAGCAAACTTAAAGCATTCAATTTCTTCAACATTATGCGCATTCTTGCGTGTCCACGATTTATCCTTTGAGGCAAATACCTTCACCGAATCGCCAACCGACTTATGATATGCCAATTGCTCAAGTGTAAACTTTGTTACACCGCAGCCTTCGATGCCGCGGCCCATTATGATAGAAATATTTTTCATTTTACATCACGGTTTAAAAAATCTTTATCGGCGTCTTGACCATCGATGCCTTTACGACAATACGCAACTAAGAATGAAGCGTAATTGATTAGATCTTTTCCAGAATCTTCGATTGATTCAAAATTAGGTTCATAGCTTGGATCATTTTCCATTGCTTCAATAACCGAATACATTCTAAGTGTCTTTGCATAAATGATATCCAAAAGTGATGCAATTCCTCGTGGGTAATAATCCGCCTGGCGAATTCTAGAATTAGGATTTTGATAATCCTTGGACTTTTTGAGTTGCAGCTGATAGCATTCATTAAGAACTCGAATTGATTCCGGCTGTTTTTCTTCTTTCATAGGTGTATTATAACATTATTTATGATGATTGTAAAACAAATTTTTTATCGTCCCACTGGTAAATCCCGTGTAAGTGATATTCGTCTGAAAATGTTTTTGCGATAAAAATGTATAAAATATCAGGGTAGTTGCGAAAAGTTTCTGCATGGGCGCTGTTCGCTCTTTTTAAAACGTACGGAACATAATAATCACCTTCAGTAACCTTTACTTCAACATGCTCGCCATTTTTATTTATGACATCTTTATAAGGCCGCGGATCGTCCGTAAAGTTTTCTTTTTCAATGAGATATTGTTCGGCAACATGACCATAAAGAGATGTCGAAAATATTTCGTTAAATGATCTATTTCTGCGGGTGCTAGGCTTATTAAAAATTTGTGTTGCTTCTTCTTTAGCACGACATGCTAATGCAGAATGATCTATATCTCGAAGTGAGAATTTCATATTGTTTTTATCATACGGCTATGCATAAAACTATCGCCTAACAATTCTTCAGTCATGTTATGTAGTCTTTGCCTTTCAGCTTCTTTTTCGATTTGCTTTTCGATTAGCCCAAAGTGTCTTTCGTAAACATGCAATGAACCAACATTCCAATAGATTGGACCAGCTTCGTATCGTTTGTATGTGTCTGTTTCTAAATCATCGATGAGATTGTCGCGGACGTGTTTTTGCCATGCAAAATCGTTATTGTAACCAAACACAGCATCGTTAGATCGCATGTTAACTGACGTAATAAGTTGATTGTCACGGATAAAATATTGCACATTGTTTGTACAAATAAAATCTGACATCCCATTGCTAAAAGCTTCTATGTGAATATTGGGACGAGTGTAAATCATGTTAGCACGGCGAGAATTTGGATCTTCGGCAAGTTCAGTTAACACGTTTTGATATTGAGAATAGTTTTCTTCGCTATGAATTAGATAACCATAGTTAGAATTAATGATGCCATCTTTATCTGAAACCGCTTTCCATATCGCAGGAGTTTCACCGGCAATATCATTTACATCAAGCGATTGAGATTCGTACCAATTGAGTTCGCGTTTAATGTAGTCATAATTAGGAGATCGCAGAATAAATTCTTCATCTGCCACAAAAGATGCATTAATTATTTCGATTGTTTTACAATCTGTTTTGTCTATGACAAATTGTTCAGCTTTGTATTTTTCAATAATTGCTTTCTTGATATCTTTAACTTGCATATGTATTGGTTGTAAGTTCTTTAGTGATTAGTTCCATAGCACGATCAATGTCGTTTGCGGGTCGAAGAGGAGTTTCAAACTCGAAAGAGTGTGTAGTATATCCGGTTTGTCGATGAATAACCTGACCATCTTCGATTCGATAATCACGGCTCCAATTAAACTTTTGACAAAGATAATCATAACAAATATGAAACCTTTGGGCTCCATCAATTTCTACTTCGATGCTTTGATTTGCTGTTATTTTCATTATATATTAATCGTAGTTGTAAAAAGTTTTTACGCAATGTTCATAAACGCCAATTGCTAATGTGCGTAAGGGAGAAGGTGGCATGTAAATAGTAGAGGGATTGCCGCCTACTGCCAACAAAGTTTTGGCTATTCTTTTAAGATGAAATTTTTGGATCTTATGTCCTGCCTTAATATCACCAAAATCAATAGGGAGGCGTTCTCCTAAAAAGCGATTGGCAAGAGTGTCAGCAAGATACACAAGAAAGTCATTTTCACGAAGACTATTTTCCTTATTCATACTAGTATTCTACCAAAATCTTGGCAGAAAGTACATAAAAAAGTAACCATTGTGAATCTCAAAAATGCGGTATTTACGCAAATTGACCCTTTGAAAGGGCAAAATCGATGGCGCGGGATGCCTCGAGCCTCACTGGACGTCCCTTGTACCATCCGCCATTTTCCATATCGATTTCTCGTACGAGGGCTTCTACATCCTCTGGAGTGATTGGATATCCCCTTCGAATGGCGTTTGCTGCAATGCTCATCATGATTCTATACATGTGATGATACCAGCCTGACTCATTGATGGTCGTATATTCCGCCACCAATTGCTTATTGACAAATGGACAATCCCTCCAGCCTGACCAAGTTATGTTTGTATTGGTTAGCTTATTCTTAAAATGCTTTCGCAATTCTTCTTGTATTGCATCAGAAAAATTGCTGCCAAATGTATTGCTTTGATTATTCACAAAAGCGTGCTTTGACATAAGTTTGTCTGGATCGAGGTGAGGACCATTGTGCGTAAAAATAAAATTGTAAGCATTCTGATATTGTGCTGGCACATAATACATGCGAGACAAGTCTTTGGTTTGAGGATCACCAAGAGAATTATATTCTTTATTTGCAGCAAACCATAAGTGCTTGATCTTATCAGCCTTTACTTCTTTTGTCAATGGAAAAACTATTCTAAACTTAGGCTTTTCTTTTGAAGAAGATGCAGAGCTATAGCATACAAAATGGTGGCCCTTAAATGTTTCAATGGTGTTTTCAAACGTATCTTCATACTCGTCAATATCCATCGCCACCCAGCTTGCCCATGATATGACATTCCGATTTGCACGAGTAGTGCCGGGGTTATAAATCGCAGGAGTGATAAGAGGCGAACCATCTTTTCTTTCTCCCTTTTTTGGTTTATACCCCGGCTGCTCGCTAAGCGAATATAGCAAATCTTCGAACTTTTCCCAATTGGAAAAAGACATATTTCGATGCGTTTTATTATCGAATATGCTATTGAATATTGTTAGCTTATAGCTCATTGAGTTTTCCGTGATTTCCTTTATGACTTGGTGGAGTCCAACCCTCTGGTTTAATTAGATCAGGAAGTCCTAGTTTATTAGGACGAGATTCTTTAATGCCAACCTCTTTTGCCATGTTGGCAGTTTGTACCTTATTCCAAGCCTGATAAGCGTTAACGCCGAATGCATCCATTGTGCCAATTGCTACGACACACAGATCAATCAAACCATCAACAACTTCTTCAGCGTCTTTTTCTTCGGCTGCCTTTTTCGTTTCGTTTAGTTCTTCCTCAAGAAAACGTATTCTAAATTGTAGAAATTCGTTTAGTTCTTCAGGACTAAGCTTTTCAATTGCTTTGCGCACACCAAACTTTGTGTGCATATCATAGATGTCTTTTACCCAGTGTTGCATGTTAGTTGTTTATTAAAAAAAGAATTGCTGTAGATCTGCTCTTGGTTCTGCTGACCAGCCGATCGCATTGAGAATAATGTCGATTGGCGCAAGGAATGTTTTTTCAAATTGAAGATCGTAGTTAATGTATTTATGTAGTTCAAGTTCCTCTGGTAAATGGCCAGGGAATGCAATAACATTTTCCTGAATACTGTTTGGCACCATAAGGTAAACAAACTTTATCTTATCGCCATTCTGAATAATTTCATACTTTTTCTCGAGACCTTTATTACGTATCTGACGATTATAGAGAAGTGAGCCACGAACATGAATTGGTGTACCCTTTTCGTAAATGGTTGATGCACAAGCCCACTTTGACATATCCGTTATTCCTCGAGGAAAGGCGACTTCATCAGGAGAAAGAGATTTGAAGTGGTCTTTAAAGAGCTTAATCGCTTCCTGTGTTTTTTCCTCGTCGCCGGTCACAATAATTTTAAACATTTCTTTCATTGCTTTGCGACAGACTTGAGGTGTTGACGACTTAACAGCTTCAATACCCATGACTTTGATTTTTGGTTCAGCGTATTGGACCCCTTCGTTATTGTGAACATTGAGAATATAGCGCTTTTTAGCAGTCCATACACCACGATCAGCGATTGCTTCACGTTTCATAACCATACGATTTGTGTAAGCATTACTTTCTTTAGCAAATTTGTCGAATGCTTTTTCTAGCATTGGTTCAATCGCCTTGCTTCCAAACTCATCAAGAAAGGAAATGGGATTGTTTGGTTTGAACTTGTCAATGACATCCTTTACGCCGATGTAAAGCGAATCAGTATCCATTGCAATCACACGGTCTTTTTCACTTTTAAGAAAAGAATCTAAATAGCCATTTACGCTTTTTTCTGCATGCTTAATGACTGCTTGGCCTGTAAGAGTAATACCAGAAGCAATCCGCAAATCGAAATATCGAAAGTACTTATTGCCCATAGCACCATAAAGAGAGTTCATAAGAATCTTGATTGCTGTCTGAAGAGTTTCGAGACGAGCAACCTGCGAGGTGGTTGCAATATATTCGGTGCGCTGTCGTTTTGAAATTGTTTCAAGTTTTGTTTTTGCGTCAAGCATTTCCTGCTTAACAGTAACACGTTTATCGTACAACTCCTCGACAATTTCGGGAATGATTCCTTTCTTTGCCTTTGAAAATACAGCACCATTCGAAGCAACCGCACCTTCGGCGCCTGACATAGTGAGAAGAGTTTCGGGTGACATATTGTATTGCACAATAAGATTTGGATAAAGTGAATTGAGGTCAAAGGACATTACCCAGTCGTGCATTCCAACGTGCGGATCTTTTACATAGCCACCAGGGAAGGCAGCTGTGGTTTTATCTTCAGATGGAGGAATGGCGATTTTAGAACGCGCTAGTCGACGAAAAATAATAGAATCCCATATCGCTGTAGTGCCAAGTGTGTCTTGGTAATTCACACCACCTAGATACGCCATTGTCATAACGAGTGTAATGAGACCAAGCTTTTCTTCCATACGTTCGATAAGCTCAACATCTTTAATGTTATAATCGACAAATAGCTGGTAATCTTCGTCATACAAATCACGCAGTGTACCGATTTCAGAATAGTCGAGTTTCTTTTCATCTAAGACTACACTTGAAATATGGTTAAGCGAATAAGATTCTTGGTTACCATAAGTATATGCAAACTTTTTGAAAAGTTCCATATAGTCAAGATGTTGAATTCCTACAATATCAAAGGTTGTTCGAACAGTGCCTTGAATGCGAATATCCCTTCGTTCGATTTTGCGCCAGGGAGACATGTTGCGAACAACTTCTTCGCCTAAAAGAAACGCCATTCTGGAAATCATATATGGAATATCAAAGAAACGCGTATTCCAACCAGTGATAATATCAGGTGTATTATCAGGCGAAGACCAATATTCAATAAAGGCCTGAAGCATTGATTGCTCATTAGTGAATTGACGGTATTCGATATTCAGGTGTTTTAGTTGTGACTTTTTCTCGTCATAACCTTTTAATCCCCAAACACGATACGTATCATCCTTTGAGCTTTTATATGCGATAGTAAGTATTTCGTTGATTGGATTGTCAATCTCGGGAAAGCCATCGCCAAATGCTGTTTCGATATCAATCGATGCTATGTCAATTAGACGACGATCATAAGGAATTTCGTTAGGAAACTGCCCTTGAATAAATGCGGGGATGTGACGATCGTTGCCATAAATTTTAAATTCAGGCACATCCCTATATGTTTTTTGGAAATCCCTAAGCTCACGCATTGAGCTAAACTGCAATGGCTCGACCGGAACGCCGTCAAGCGATTTCCATTCGGTATTCGGCTTTTCAGATTTGAGATATACCGTGGGCTTGTATTTAATGCGATGGGAAATCTTTTTTCCGTTATCGTCGTATCCTCGATAAAGTAGATTGTTCGCCAGCCGCTCGACAGAAGTGTAGAATCCTCCAAGAAACATAGTTTATTCTACCACAGTTTGGGCAAATTGTACAACCAAAAATACAATTACGGGCTTGGAACCCTTATTCATACCCACATTCTTTCGTAATGTTTGATAATAATATTAAGGGCTTTTTGATCACGTTCACGCATGTAATTTTCGGTCTTGATGCTCTCATCGAGAATTGCTTCCTGCTGTTTTGGAATTATGTCAAAAAAATCAGCTCCCTCAAATGCTTTATCAAGTAGGTCGTTTTCATATACTTTTTTTCGTGGACGATCACATTTAATGTAAACATATGCCCACTCCAACTCTTCTCGTGCCTTATTGGTAGCGTCAGCTTCTTCCTGAGAAATATGACCTGCTTCAACTTCGTCAGACCAATCCCAGTCGAGATTATCAAAAGCTTTTTCTTCCTCGATATAATTCACCAAACACTCAAAGAGAATATCTCTAATAAGTTCTGGCTTATCGCTCCAACAACGTGGGATTTTTTTAGTGAGCCATTTTTGCTTTGGTGCGAAGAGGTCGCAAATCCATTGCTTAATTTGAAGGATTCGGTATTTCATATTTTTGTAGAGTTAAAAACACCCCCGGAATTACGCTTCATAGTCCGCTAGACTAGAGAGGCGCCGGGGGTCTGCTATAAAAATTTTTTATAGACTTAGAGAGTAACCTCCCTGGTGCGCATCGTGGAGAGGCGTGGGAGGTGTTGTTTGCTAGAATCGCAGGTTAAACGATCCCGTAACTTTTTCTACGCATGGTAGATAAGCTAATATTATTTATAAGCTATTCGGTAAGAAGGCTTGGGCTTTTATCAGCATTAATGGTAAATTGCTTTGGCTTCTTTTCCTCTGGAATATTTTTTTCCAAAGATACGGTAAGAATGCCATTTTGCAATGTAACATCAACGACTTCGATAAATTCGGCAAGATTAAATGACTTATCGAATTTACGAGTTCCAATGCCTTTATACATGTAGTCGGCTGAAATATCTGAGTTATCTTTTCCTTCAATAGTCAATACACTTTTTTCAAGTGTGACTGAAATGTCTTCCTCAGTAAAGCCAGCAACGGCTACTTCGATTTTAAACTTATCGTCATCACACGCAATTAGATTGTGCGGAGGATAAGATTTATAATTATTTGTTGCTTCCATTCGATCAAAAAATTGATCGAAGCCGATAGACCACGAGCGTGGATATTTTAGTGTTGTCATATATGTTCTCCTTATAATAAGCGAGTTGTTTGTCTGTGTTTGAGACCCATAATAGGCGTCTCTTTGAATAACCTACTCAGTTATCCAAAATCTATTTATTTGTGAGACCAATTGAATACTTTGGCTGAAGTGTCCAATTTCTTTTATCTCGGTGAGGGATAATCTTTATTGCTTTAAGAGAGGTCTTTGGATTTGCGTTTTCTACTTTACAAATTTCTAATAAACCCCAGTCTGATAAAAGCGTTGCAATGGTGTTTCTTCTTGCTAAATCATCCTCTGTAAAGTTTGATGGTTTCCCATCAAGCATAAAAAGTTCTTTAAAATGCACAATAAAGTAATGCCCTTGTTTGTGTAAAATGTGGCAACTTTGAAAAAGTGTATTATGTTCTTTCTTCGAAGAAACTCCAATGCGAGTTAGTGTTTCTTTTATTTTTAGAAAGTCGTCAGGTTCACTCAATAAGACCTCCAACATGCTTGTTGGAGACCATTCTATAATGTCATTATTCATAAAATAGTATTTATATGAATGAGTATCTTCGACTTATGATTTTTTCATGCCACCCGTGCTGTGTTTTTTTCTTAGTTTTTCTAATTCTTTTTTTGTAAAAACAGGATAATGCATTTCAGCGGTTTGACGAGAATAGTTGTATTCCTTTTGTATAAGAGCGATGTCTTCAGACACATCTTTCTTTTTAGCCCATTTCGAAAAACGCTTTTTATTTGTTACCATGTTTCGATAAAAATCATATTGCATTCTTGGCGGAAGGTCCGCATGCTGATTCATTTCATTGGCAAATAAAACGGTGTCCCTAAAATAAGACATACCACGATTGATAATGAATGGCACATAAGATTTGTCTATTGCATCAGGATTAATGACCTCTAAAGATTCATCAGCCTTTGAATCGCATAAAAGGTGTTTACCTTTACGACCCTGATTTATGTTGTTTATAAAAGTGAATGGTGTTGTTTTATTACTCATTTCCACTGACCTGATGCCATGATTTCTGTTAAGCATGCAACAGTATTGATTTCTTTATCTGCAACAAAGCACGCCTTATGCTGATAATCAGCAAGGATTAGAATGATTGCCGGAATCGATTGAGGTTGCACAAAGTCATAAAGCATATCATAGATTCTACGAAAAACAACCGAGGAATCTACATCGGCGTTGTTCGTTACCCATGATCGCATGTTTTTAAAGTCTTTGCCTTTGATGAATCCTATTAGAGATGCAACATTCTGATCAGACATACCTACAAGAATGTCTGTTGTGATTTCACCAGACGATGAGTATCTTTGACATTCGTTAATTACACGACGCCAATCTGGCGCATAGCGCATAATAAGTTCAGCAAGTACTTTATTGTTATAGCTAACCTTTTCTTTTTCAAGAATGAGTTGCATTCTTTTCATGAATTTAGCCGCAAGTTCTGCTAGCTGTTTTTTCGTTGTATTGAACTCAATGACTGAACAACGAGAATGCAAAGGTTCGATGATGCGATTTTTAAAATTACATGTAAGAATAAATCTACAGTTTGCGCTAAACTCCTCGATGAAGCCACGCAAAGCTGGTTGCGTAGATTGCGCATTAAGATAATCAGCCTCATCAAGAATGACTACCTTAATACCACCTGTCAATGAAACAGTCGATGCAAACTGTTTAATCTTTGAACGAAGAACATCAATGCCGCTTTCTTCAGAAGCATTAATAATCATATAGTCCAGATTCAGTTGATTGCATAAGGCTCGAGCAACAGTGGTTTTACCTAGGCCAGCAGAACCGCTTAAGATCATGTTAGGTATTTCAACCAGCTTGACTAAATCATTAAAAGACTTTTTTAAATTTGCAGGAAGAATACAATTATCAATTGTTTGTGGCCTCCATTTTTCGCACCACAGAAATTCATTTTGGTTTGTCATAGTTTATTGGTTTAGAGTATTTGGCGTAAGTAAGTAAATGGTCCATACACCATGTTTTAGCGAATTGGCATATTCATTTGCCGCAAGCCAGGTGTCAAAAGGACCAATGAAACTTTTTGATTCAGGTCCTTTTTCTGCGGTGTAGTGTCTATGCTCAACAATATAGTTCATAATAAAGTGTAGGCCTTTTGCGAACTTGCCCAGGTTGCTTTTCGTTACTCTGAGGTTTCCGCAGGCCCCCCAGCGCTAGGAGTAACGACTTGTGTTTTACCTGCAGGTTCTTGCGCGTGGAAATTCACAACAGAATCAAGTTTATCGCGTATTTCGCCAACGCGGGCCATTTCCTTTCCTTCAAAGGCGCCGCGGCGAGAACAAGTATCAATGATTTGAACTACGAGTTCGAGATCTGAGGCAGTAATAACAGGTGTTTCTTTACTCATTTACTAAAGGTCGAATTTTTTTCCAGCGCAATCCAGTATTCTACTGAAGATGTTTTTGATGCCCAATGGGAAATAAGCTTAGAGCTAATTGATACATCATAATCGCCATTGACCAATTTAAGGTTAGAAACCAAGAACTGAAAATCAAACGAATCTGCATCAGTATTACACGAAACTTTATGTGAGTACGTATTGGACGAACTATTGCTTGGGTCTTTTATCTGCATTACAGTATCGCCGTTTGCTTCTTTCTTCGTAATAGAAACAATTGGATGACCTAGCGCGGATGATGCCTTTCTAATTTGTGCGATATCGTCGGCTGTCAGAGTAACTGTGACTTCTGCATCGGGCATGTTTACTTCTTTTTCGGGATGAGTAAGAATTGAAGAATCAGCGTATCGATATGTAAGAGAAGATACGGCTGATCCAATTTCAACTGATTCATCGCCAAAAGTAAGATCGGGGTCTTCGATAAGAGAAAGTGCAGAAAGAAACTCGTTTAAGTCATAAATACCTACTTTCTTTGGGAAGGCTTCTTGAACTTTGGCTGACGCCAAAATGTTTTTTGCTTCAGCAATGGTTTGAATTGTATCACCTTCACACAAAACCAAATTGGGCTGAATGGAGGCAAAGTTTTTAAGAACATCAATTGTTTCTTTACTAATTTTCATGGTTGTATTATACACTAGTTTTTTCGTTTTGTAAATAATAAAATTCTATGATGAATAGCAGGCATGAAATTGCGTGCGCTGCATGGTGAATGTCTGTTTCAGAATCAAATGTTTCTCCTTTTTTGAGAGCCCAAAGATGTCGCTGTGCTGCAGCAAAATAACGATTGTCCAAATTTTCAAGTTTTTTCCAATTTTCTCTATCATATTTTTGTGCGCCATAGGTAAGAACTTTTACAACATCGTCTAAAGCATTTGGCGGAATTAGACTATAGTCGGGTTTTTCTGAGTCGTATTTTATACCTTTCATAGTTTTATGTGGGCGGCCATCCCTTATAAAAAGGATGGCCGCCGATCAGGTTATGATTTGTCGAAACACTACTCACGACAAAGTTTTATTGTGATACGGGTTGTGGCTGAGCCAAGTTAAATGAATCTTCAAGAGTATAATCGACATTCACGTCAATCTTGCTATAAAGATCGAGGAAGGCTTGGCGGGTATCATCATCAAATCGGTTAATGCACATTTCGATAGATTTCAAACGATCATTAAAAATCGAATATGTTTTGACGATATGGCATAGTCTACGAGTGGAAATAACGTCATCCACACCATCATTTTCAAATGTTTTGCGAATAACATTGGCCCATCCAATTAGACTTTGGATGAAATCAGAATCATCAACATCAAATGCATTTGCATGAAGATTTAAGATTTTGACTTCCTGTGCTGGAGAAGGATATTCTTGGTCAATTACCGCTACGAATCTTTCTAGGAATGCATCATCGATAATTGATGCCGCGCTATAACGACCATCTTCTGATCCACGACCTTTAGAGTTACCGGTCGCAATAACGTTAAATCCATGAGAAGGAGTAATTACTTCGCCAGTCTTTTTAATCATGATTGGCTTTCCTTCAAGGACACCCTGTAAGCATAAAATCTTATTTGTGCTTCGATCAATTTCATCGATAAGCAGAATCGCGCCACTTTCCATTGCCTTTACGACAGGACCTTTATGGAAAACGGTTTCGCCGTTGATAAGTCTAAAGCCTCCAATAAGATCATCCTCATCAGTTTCAGGCGAAATTTGCACACGAATATATTCACTCTTTGTTTGTGCACAGGCTTGTTCAACCATAAATGATTTACCGTTGCCACTCATACCCTGAATGTAAATAGGGTAAAACATTTTAGACTCGATAATTTTTACCAAAGAGGAGTGATTTCCCCATTTGACATATGTTCCGTTTTTATCGGGAATATAACAATCTTCGTTAACGATGGAGCTAACATTTTGAAGAACAGCAGGTTGCTTTACTTTAGTGACCGGCTTATTGGCTTGGCCAAAACTATAGCAACCACGAGATACGTTATTCATTTCGCGAAGGAGCTTCCAAACATCGCCATGAGGAATACTATTTTCATCAGCGATTTCTAAAATTTCCTTACGCTTAAACGTGGTGTTTTCTGTGTTTTTGAGAAGTTGTTTGAGTGTTTCCATATTTTTCTTACCTGATTGTAGTGTTATTCTATACTAAATTTAGCCTTTTGTACATAACAAAATGCTAAGCCATTCATGAGATAGCCTGAGCAAACTGCTCAAGCAAAATTTTAGATTTATTGTTTTTTTGGATATGAGCAGAAAAGTGACGGGCCAATTTTCCTTGTTCCCTTGCGGATGATTTAATGCTTTCGTTTGGCGAATCGCAATAATCAAAGTCATCATTATGAACTTTTACATCCACTGGAAGAATAAAGTGTTGATTATAGCCCAAGTAATTTTGTGATTCCACAACATTATTTTTATGCATTTCCTTTTTAATCTTAAAAATGTCTTTACCTTTTATACTTGAAAGATATTTAAGCTGCTGGTTAAGATATCTTCTATTGTTTGGAAGATAATATCCAATCGTGTTGACATTCTTGGCGTCTGCCAGCATTTCTACAAATTTTGCAGTACGCAAATGGGCAGATCTAGGGATTTCGTATGTTTTGTTTTTAATACTAACCAAATAGTGTTCCGCACAATAACGAGAAGTTTTAGCCGGAGATGAATCGCCGTCAGTCAAAACAATAGTATTTAATTTTTGAACACGATGAGCTTTTCTAAACTCGTCAATAAGTGCGTGAGCAATCACTAAAACATTTTGCGTAGGTGTCCCTCCCATATAATCAGCAGGGGTGCCAAGGAGACCTTCACTACAACCTACTTCAAATCGGTCTGCGATGGCCATACAAAATCTATCGTATGCCATTTCGTATACCTGTTTAGACATTTTGCTGGAAAAGTGTTCCACAATGCGTGTATTAGTCAAATTAAACATGTTGTCATTTGAACTATCATCATATTGGCGCTCTTCAAAATTTATAGTTGTGAAAGAAAAAACCCTAAAAGGAATGCCGGCCATTTTGCAAAAATGCACCAAATTTAACGTATGCTCAAGCATATGATAAAACTGATTATGCATTGAAGCAGAAAAGTCAATAAAGAAAATCATTCCATGACTTTTGGCATCGTACTTTTCAAATACACTATTGAAGATGTCATCTTTAATTTTATAAGAGTAAAGCCTGTTTGGATTAAGTGTGCCCGTTTTACTTTCTTTTCCGCGGGCATATTCATAAGCGGCCCTTTTTCTTTCAAAAGCTCTGGCTAAAATTGTGCCTTTCTTTCTAGTTCTCTTTTTTATCAGCATTCCAGATGTGCTGATTTGTGACGTGTATGGATTGAAATGTGGTTCTTGAGTATTTTTGACGTACTTACTAAAATACTCTTTATAAGGAACAACATACTTAAGTAAATTTTCGTTGCTTTGAAAGACAACAGGCACCACTCCTCTATTTTTAAAAGATGCCGATTTGTCAATTAGATTTTTCTCAAAACTATCATCAATGGCTGTATCTTCTTTATCACAAATTTCGTTATCAGAATCTTCACCACCTGAATTGTTATTGCCAAAATCTTCGGTTCCAAAATCTTCGCCGCCATTTTCTTCTAAATCGGCATCAGAATCACCGGTGTTAGTATTAGAATCACCGGCATCAGATTCGTCAGTATCAGAATCATCGTAAAAATCAGGCGTATCTATGGAAGCAGATGGATCAAAAAGACTACCCTGTGGATCTGGTTGCTCATTCTTCTTTTTATTTTGTGAAATGAATTTTAGGATTTTGTGATATACACGAATCACATCATCCCACGTTTCTGCAGAATAACATTCGTTGTAGAGATCCATTTCCTCGTTGTTAAGAGGTATGTCTACGTGATTTCCAATTTTAGCGTGAAGATTTAGGCGATTTGGAAACGACATTTTATTTATGTTTGCCTTATTGCCCAAGTTAAAAAAGTCGGAATCTACAAGTTCTTTATAGGCAGTATGAAAAATGCGAGGTAAAGAAGGATAAAGATTTTG